CTTTAGCCCTAGCAACCTATTGTCCAGAGCATTTTGACAAGTGGTTCGACAAGGAGAAGTTCAAATTTGGGGCAAATACGTTAAATATTAAAATGCAAAAAAATGGATAGAACAAAAGGATTTGGTAGCGGGGATGCAAGTAACATCGCCGCATTGGGCAGGTATAAAACTGCTAATCCAGCTCTACTCAGGCGTATTGCTGAGCTAAAAGGGCTAGTCGAGGAAGTTAACATCAGCACTCCTGAAATTGAGCTGGGAATTGAGATGGAGCGCAAAATAGCTGAAATGCTAAAGGGTGCAGTGAACAACCCACTCTATGAGAGCAAAAAACTCTCAAATGAAAAGTATAAAATCAGAAATCACATTGATTTCGAGTGGGTCGGTGGTGAAAAAATAATTTGGGTGGAGCACAAAACTTCTATCCGCAATGAGCAAGAATTACTGGCCGCCTACAACGCCCAGCTGGCATGGCACTACATGCTGATGCAGGAGAAGGCCGAAGATGCTGGAATTGATGACTACGAGTTGTGGTTAACAAGCATTAATCCGGATGGCGAAAGCGAGCTTAAGACCTTAAAAATTCAGCCGAACACGCTAACATTTACACTAAATGAAATTAAGGAAGGGTTAAGGATTTTGCCCGATGTATGGGATAGCGTAACCGAATGGGTGGATGACGTGGTGATTACCGATGATAACGTGCCTGACGTCATACGGGAGCAGGTTCACACCGTAAGAGAAGCCCTGCTATACATTGACGACCTTAACAGGAAGGTGGATGATTTTAAAGCGAAAATGCTGAAAAGCATGAGGGAGGCCGGCGTCAAATCAATAAAATGTGATGGCCTAACTATCACCTACGTTGAGAAAAAGGAAACGTCTAGGGTTGACACCAAAAAACTAAAGGCCGAAATGCCCGAAAGTGCTAAAAAATACATGACAAGTTCTATTGCGGATGACTATATTTTACTTAAATTTAAGTAGCGAACCTAAAAATAAATTACAATGAATGAAGTTGCAAATTACAAGGACTACCGAGATTTTTTAAACTCCAGCGCCGTTCAGGCCAAGTTTAAAGAGCTACTCGGGGAAAAGGCAAAGCCTTTTCTAACATCGGTATTGCAGTGCGTGTCATCTAGCTCTTCTTTGCAGAAGGTTGACGTAAATTCAATTTACACTGCAGCAATGACGGCGGCAGCCCTTGATTTGCCTGTTAACTCAAATTTAGGCTATGCCTACATCGTTCCTTATAAGGGGAAGGCACAATTTCAAATAGGCTACAAAGGCTTTATCCAGCTAGCTTTGAGAACTGGGCTTTTTGTACGTATAAATGCAACCAATGTGATGGAGGGTGAGCTGTTGGAGCATAACAGGCTTACCGGAGAAATTAAGTTTAACTGGATAACCAACGAAGAGGAACGTAAAAAGAAAAAGGTTATCGGTTACGTATCCTATTTTAAGCTGACAAATGGTTATGAAAGCATCCTTTTTAAAACGGTTAAGGAGGTTGAGGCGCATGCCAAAAAATACTCGGAATCCTACAAAAAAAATGACGGGCAATGGGTCGAGAATTTCGATGGGATGGCGTTAAAAACTGTAACCAAGCTAAACCTTTTCAAGAATGCTCCGCTGAGCATAGATTTACAGAACGCCATAAGATTCGACCAAGCGGCAGGGAGCGACATTGAAAATTTAAGCTATGTTGACAACCCTGACACCGCAAAGGACGAAAAGCTGGCAATTGCTGCTGATAAATTAAACGAATTGTTTAATGATAAAAATGACGAAAGCCATGAAACCGCTCAAAGTAACAAGTAGCACGTTTCGCAAATTGTGCGAGCTGCTGGACACGACACCAGAAGATATAACCAGTAAGTGTAGGAGAAAAGAACTGGTAAAAGCTCGAAGATGCTTATGCCTATTTTTAACAAAGTTAGGGTTTACAACCTTTCAAATCGGAAATCTTATAAGCCGAGGCCACTCATCCGTAACCTACTTAAAAATTAAACAGGTTGAGCTAATGCAGATTTACCCGGACGAGAAGGTGGATTACGAGCAATTTGAACGGCTTGCTACTGATGTTTTGAATGAGGGAGAAGTCGAAGAACAACCTATAACAATTGACTGCTCAACTTCCATTTCTTACTTTACATCGGTGGTTGGTTTATTTGCCGGTTATTTTAACTAAAACTTTTAGCCATGAAATCAGACATAATTAAACTATGCGGCGAAACGCTAGAAAGCGTTGAGGTTCGAGGTGATGTTTTTATCATTTTCCGTTGTAAAAGCGGTAACACCTACTTCATGTACCACGAGCAGGACGCCGACGAAACCTTTGAAATTGCTGAAATAGAAGGGGATTTCGATGGTTTAATAGGCGAACCGATAGAATTTGCCGACGAAACATTCGACAAAAAGGGGTACATGGAAATGAAAGAAGAGCAAGGCGCCGGCGTTCTTACCGGCACAAGGTCTTATGTTATGTACGCCATCGGGACAAAAAACACAGAAGTAAAAATTCGCTGGTATGGGGAATCACCTGGATATTTTGCGAAGGGCATTACATTCGAGCTAGAAGAAGGCTTAGGAAATAATAACTTACTATTTAATTAACAATTAAACTATTAAAAAAAATGAACAATCCTTTTGAAGAAATCGAAGCTAGGCTAAGTAGTATTGAAATTTTACTGCTCGACCTAAAAAACAACCTAAAAATGGTTGAACCTACCGACCCGGAAAAACTTTTAACAATTCAGGAAGCAGCCGAATTTTTAAGGCTTACCGTCCCAACGATGTACGGTAAGGTATCCAAAGGTGAACTACCTGTAATGAAGCGAGGTAAACGCCTGTACTTTTCCCGCACTGAATTGCTGGAATACCTTAAAAATGGGCATAAAAACAAAACAACAAAATTTAATAACCCATAATACCTAGCAAAATGACAACGATTGAGTACATTTTAGCAACAGTAGGTATAATTACCTTATTATTTGCCATCATTGCAATAACATTGTACCTGCTTAGTAAATTCATTCGACCAACCGCAACCACATTACTATGCAGGGACAAGGGAATGCTACTTGTGAAAAGTGGCCGGAAGCCCATATTTTTTAGCGATGTGAAAGCTGCAGATGCATTTGTAAAAAAATGCAGCCTAGTTAGGATATTTTGGGAGGTTTACATAATAGACGATGGTGAGGTTCGGCATTTAGGAAGTTCTGAAAAAATTAAATCTGTATGTTAATAAAAATCCACGAGCTGTTAGTAAGCAAACGATGCCGAATTAATGGAATGGGTTAACTTTTATTAGTTTTGTTATGACGTGAACCTAAAAAAAATGGCAACAGCTACAGTAAAAAATATTAATCAAAGCCCCTTTTCGGAGTGCGTTCGGGTTAGTCCATTTTCCCACACGTCAAACGCATACCGTTTAGGGGCTTAAATTTTACCATAATGGCACGGGGAAAAAATGAAATTGGCAAGGAGAAGGAAGCCTTCTACTTCACACACGACTACAACGCCCGTAATGACCTAAAAATGCAGGAAATGATGATGGATATGGGTTGTGAGGGCATAGGTATCTACTGGTGCATTGTTGAAATGCTGTACGAGAATGGCGGAAAGCTACCTTTGGCATACACGAAAAATATTGCTTGGTCGCTGCATTTAGATACAAATGAAAGCGATGTGGTGATGCAAAATTCATGCAATGTAAATGCAAATGCAATGCAAGATGATGCAAATGCATGTGCAAATGTTATGCAAAAAAAATCATGTGGCAACAAAGTCGAAAAAATCATTTTTAATTACAATTTATTCAAAAATGATGGAGAATTTTTTTGGTCGGAATCAGCTTTAATTCGACTGGAAAAACGAAAATCAATTGTTGAAAAACGTAAAAATGCGGCTGCAAAACGTTGGAAATCAGGCGATAAAGAGGTTGAGCAAAAGCAATGCACAAGCAATGCAAATGCAGTGCAAAATGAATGCACAAGCAATGCTATAAAAGGAAAGGAAAGGAAAGGAAAGGAAATAAAATATAATAATATAAAAGAGAGGGAAAATACGAAACGATTTTCCCCTCCCTCTATTGAGGAGGTTAAAAAATTTATAGATGAGAATGGGTATTCAACGGATGCGGCCGAGTTTGTTAACTTTTATGAAGCTAAGGACTGGTTTATCGGAAAAAATAAAATGAAGAACTGGCGGGCGGCCGTCGCAACTTGGGAAAAAAGAGGTAAGGTAAATATGCGAAGTCAAAAAACATCGGGTGCAAAAAACAACATTAACGTGAATGAGCTATGGATAGATGTTTAAATTTATCGGAAATACTAGACAAAATAAACCAAAATGGCTTATTTCGGTCTGTTCGGCGGTTTAAATACATGCCGTATGACATGAAAAAGGCGCTGCAAGTTGTGGATGCCATTGGGAAAAGGCGAAATCCAAAATTCCGGATTGACGAGGAAAACAGGTTCACATACGAAAACCTAATTCGTTGGGTGCATGGCGACGACAAGATGCAGTGCATTGACCCGAAGACAAAAAACGTGATGCCAGGAAACCTTAACTCTGGAATTTACATAGCAGGAAATACCGGAACTGGCAAGTCTTGGGCGTTGGAAATTATGGCAGCATATTGTAGCGTTGATTCCGTTGCAGTTGAGTTGGGCGGCAAGATAACCCAGCTTAAATGGCCGAGCTTTAGAACCGATGCTATTTGTGATGTTTACATGACTACCGGAATGCTGGAAAGGTTTAAAATCGCTAGGGTTATGGCATTTCAGGACTTAGGCTCAGAACCGATGGAATCGCTTTACATGGGCAACAGGCTAAATGTCATGCGGCAAATTCTCGAAAGTAGAGGGGACAGAACGGACGTTATAACGCTGGTAACATCTAACCTACCTATCAACTGCCAGGAATTTTCATCGATGTACGGGGACAGGGTGGCTAGCCGGTTGTTGGAAATGTGCAACTACTTTGAAATTAAGGGCAAGGATAGGCGAAAGTTAAAATGACTTGACTTTTGGATTTTAATGTTGTATATTTGACTTGTAAAAATTTTTTATGGTAAAAGAAAATTTCAAAGTTCCCGGGTTGTATCCAAAGCAACCAGTAAGCGGACACATCGGAATCCGCCGGGGAGCAACCCAAGGGAGCGCTACCGAGGCCATGTGTATGTGATGCAAAGGCCGGCAAATCATACATTCGGTAGCCAGGTGAAAATGCCCAAGTTTGGAGGGATTACGGCTAACCAAGCTGGCAGCCGGGAATAGACCGGCTTTTTTACTTTTATTAAGACGAAAAATGCTTTTATGAGAAAAGAAAAAGTAATCGTTGCGATTGACCCAGATGTAATGCAATCCGGAGTTGCGCAGATACAAGATGGGGTTATTAGCGTTTTCCGCATGAGCTTAATTGGCATTGTCGAGTACCTGCAAACCTTAAAGATATGTTATTCACATTTAACCGTAGTGGTTGAGGCGGGATGGAAAAATAAGGCAACTTGGCATTTATTTCAAGCAAACAACGCAAAAGCGGCATTTATCGGTAGGGCGGTTGGTGCAAACCACACCATCGGCAAACAAATAGTTGAGGTGTGCAAGCATTTTGGCATTAATGTTGTCGAGCAAAAACCGTTAAGGAAGCGCTGGTCGGGTAGCAATGGAAAAATAACGCATGAAGAACTTGCCGAAGTCCTTAAAACGTATAAATTACAGGGACTGCCGAAACGAACCAACCAGGATGAGCGGGATGCTGCATTGCTGGCGTTAAACCATTATCTAAAGGGAAACTAGAAAAACTAAACGTATTATGACCAAAATAGTCGAAATAATAATTAAATTAAAAAATGTAAATCATGGCACTACTAGAAATTAACGAGGAGAAAAAAGTAATCAACAAAACTTGACTTTCAAAAATAATATCGCTAACATTGTTGAAATTTTGAAGGAATGTTGACGAATAGTTATAATATAAAGGCGAAAAGAGGCGACACCTTTGTAAGTCCCATATTTCAAATCATCCTAAACGACGTTGTTTTCAACCTTTCTGATGTTGAAATCAAAATAACGCTAAAGAAAAGCCCGTCGCAAAGCCTTCCGGTCTTGGTGTTTGAGGAAAATAGCGAGGATGGCAACTTAGTTGAAAAAATTGATGCTGCGAATGGCAGATTTCTTTTTACGACAAAAGGGTTAAATGTTGAGGCTGGTAGCTACATATACGAGGCTCGCTTTACGAAGGCTGACGGCACGGTTAAAACCTACTTCGCAGGGAAGTTCATGATTTATGATGATGTATCGGTTTATTCGTAAAAAAAATGGCTGAGGACGTCAAAATATACGTGAGCGAAACTGTAGAAAGGGTGGAGATAAAGGTTTCTGACCCTTTTCCTACCAGAATGCTGCCTACCGGCACGCTTGAAATTAACGACATTAAGGCTAATACGCTTTCTAGTGCCGAAACTGGCGGCTCAATCCCTCCTGAAATTTATAGCTGGTTCAAGGATAAATTTGCTTTACTTGTTGACAAGCTGTTAAGCTCGTGGGTTCACGGATTGATATTTATTACGAAGGCTATTGACGAGGCTTTAACTTACTTGCAAAGTACAGTTAGCGAGCATGCTACTAGTTTAGAAGTAATAGCTGGCAGGCTTGATGCTATTGACGACAACCTGATAGTTAGCTATACCGTGCCGGTTGATGCCGCTTCCATTGTGATAGACAAGGATAGGCACGGAAACCCGTTGAATTTAACGGATGGAAAGTATGAAATTTGCAGGTATTCGCTGGTAGGCGCAAATGTAGGAATAACTGGTACATGCACTATTTTTATAAATAACTTAAACACTTCAGGAGCTTACCTTCAAAATATCAACACAAGCGGATACAATGGAATAAATGCGAGGGGAGGAAATCGGTACTTTTTCAATATTCACACGCTTTTAATCTCTATTGGAGGCATTTACTGGTCAACTATCCATAACGGCACAAATAATGATACGACTGCCCCGGTTTCATATGGCATGCAGGGCTTTTCCATTAAATCCGTCGTTACTATAAATTCTATATACAAGCTAGAATTTAAGGACGAACTTGGAACAGTTAACATTAAGGCAGGTACAATAATAACCATAAGGAGGAAGTAAAAATGGAACATTACATTTGCTACCAGGATGAAAATGGAAAACCGGCATTTAGGGAGGTAACAGAAGAGGAAATAGCAGCCATGCGACCTGAACAGCTAACTTGGCATAAAGAAAATAAACCATTCCGAGTAACTGTAAGCAACGAAACATGGAGAGATTGGTTTCAGAAAAAAAGAGACCATTTTGATTATCTGGAATTAACAGGTAAATTACTATACCCAGATTTGATAGCGTTACTAGAAGTAGTTAAAACTATTGACAACAGCAACATTATCAACGATGAGCAAAACACCTACATCTATTTAGATGAGGTGTATAACGAGCATCTTGCAATTATTAATAAGTACGGTGGAAATGTAGAACAAATGCCACAACCATGAAAATTACAGAACTTAAAACAATGGAGCTTGAGCCAAAATATTGCCAGGTAATCATAGATAGGATGCTATCATTATTTCCGGAGATAAAAATTATAAAAAATGGAACGCCTTATAACAAATAACTAAAACCGGTAATCATGGCACTACTAGAAATTAACGAGGAGAAAAAGCAGCTCTACAAAAATGAGCTTATGGATGCCATCCAGCGCTATAAATTCATGCGCTGGGAGCACATCCAATGGGATGCACTTTCCTTCAGCCGTTCAACGGCCTATAACTACGGGTTAAATGAAATGGACGATATAAAAGAGGCATTGCTGGAAAATAGGAAAATGGCTGTTAACTACCTGCTTAACAAGTGGATTAAAAGCGAAAATGCAACCCTGCAAATTGCCGCCATGCGCATGATAGCTGATGATGTTGACAGGCAAAGGCTTAACCAGGCTTACATTGACCATACCAGCGGCGGGCAAAAGATTGAACCGATTAACATACAGGTGGTTAGCGAGGAGGCAAAAGACAACCTAAAGCAGTTAATTGCCGGAGGAAGCCATGACGATTAAAACGACAAAAGTATTTGAGAAAAACCTGAAGGCGTACGTTGATGGCAATCGTTATATCATCAACCAGGGTGGAGCGAGGTCGAGCAAAACCTACTCGATTGTCCAGTTGTTGATTCTAATAGCGATGTACCAAAAAAAAGAAACGTATGTAAGCATTGTAAGCGCAACGCTACCACACCTGAAAAGAGGGGCGATGAGGGATTTTTTTTCGGTTCTGCAGTCGCTTAACATGTATGACGAAAATAGCTACAACCGAACCGACAAAATTTACCGGATAAATAAAACACAAATAGAATTTTTTAGCGTGGATACGGCCGAAAAAGTTTATGGTTCGAGCCGTGATTTGCTATTTATTAACGAGGCAAATAACATTGATGAGGAGCGGGCGAGGCAGCTGGTTATCCGAACAAGGGGAGCTGTATTTTTCGACTTCAACCCGACATGCGAGTTTTACGTTCACACAGATTACATGACCCGCAAGAATAGTGCCTACATTCATTCTACATTTGCCGACAACCCATACCTCGACGAAAACATTAAGCAGGAATTACATGAGGCTGGGGAGCGAAACCAAAAATTTAAGCGGGTATTTGTGGATGGGGAGGTCGGGAAGCTGGAGGGTGTTGTTTTCGATAACTGGGACATTGGCGAATTTGATACCAGTTTAGACTTTATTTTGGGGCAAGACTTTGGATTTGCCAGCGACCCTTCAACACTAGTAAAGATAGCGGTTGACGAGGGGAAAAAAATAATTTATTTAGACGAATGCTTTTACAAGAACGGGCTTACAACCAATAGCCTTTTTGAATTAAACCGTCAATATGCAGGGAATAGACTAATAGTGGCAGATAGAAGCAATCCCCGCTTAATTGATGAGCTAAAGGCACTCGGAAACAACATTGTGCCGGCTGTATCCGCAGATGGTTCGGGCGTTATAAGCACTGGGCTGCTTACGATGCAGGACTACATGATTATCGTTACCGAAAATTCCACGAATTTAATGAATGAGTTAAAGACCTACGTATGGCTTGACGAGCGGGGCAAGTTGGCTATTGACAAGTTCAACCATGCCATAGATGCCGCCCGTTATGGCTTCATGTACCAGCGTTTTAAAATAAAACAAAAATTCTTTGTTGTATGAAAATTTTCGGGTATAACATTGAGCGAACCAAGGCAGTTAAGGACGGAGGCTCAGGTAGCAACCAGCTATTCTCCACCCTGCTATCCATGCTGAATAGCGGAATGCCCATTCAGAAAATTGCTAACCTTAACGATACGATTGACAAGGGCTACCTGTACAACCATATTGTTTACTCCGTTGTCAACCGCATAGCTGGTTCGTGTTCGGGAGTGCCGTGGAGTTACTTTGTTGAAAAAAGGAGCGGGGCTAAAGCACGCTATAACAGGGCTATTCAAAACAAGGCCATTGACGACGCCATTTACATTAAGCAAACGCAGTACGAACAGGAATGGCAGGGTGATATCTACAACATCCTCGAAAGCCCCAACCGAAACGGCGAGGATTTTAACGATATAGTGCAGCAGCTAATCATGTACTACGAAATCACAGGCAACGCCTACCTGTATGGCATTCGTCGCAATGGCAGGGAGGGAGCGTTAATTTCGCTGCACGTAGCACCGGCCAACCTGGTTACCATTAAGTTTAACAACTTTCTCAATCCGGTGGACGGTTATATTTTCGACGGGTTTAACCCGAATGAGGTTATTCCCCGTGAGAACATGATGCACATCAAGACCTTTAACCCTACAGTTAACTATAGCGGGAGTTGGCTCTACGGCCTTAGCCCTATCATGGCTTCGCAGGACTTGCTAGCCCTTTCCAATGCCGGTATCAAGGCGCAAATAAACAGCTACGCCAACTATGGCGCAAGGGGGCTACTCATGCCGAAGCCCTCCGATACGCTTACAGAAACCGAAGCCGATAGTGTGCGGGGAAAGTGGCAGGAAAAACAGCGAATGGAAAATTTTGGGGATATCATGGTAGTGGGAAAATCGCTGGATTGGACGCCAATAGGCCTTTCGCCGGTTGACCTCGACATCATCGAAAGTCAAAAGATGACGCTAAGAGATATTTGCCGTATCTATCAAGTGCCATCCATGCTGATGGGCGACACAGAGGCTACTACTTATAACAACATGAAAGAGGCTAGGAAAGCCCTTGTAACAGATGCCGCTCTGCCAATGATGGAAAAACTGAAGAGCGGGTTTAACAGGTTCTTTTTGCCGGAAGGTGATAGGGGCTTCATTGACTACGATTTGCAGGCGTTTATAGAGCTGCAGGACGACCTTGATAAGCTGGCAACAACGCTAAACACAATGGGCTGGTTGACAATAAACGAAAAGCGCACGAAATCATTCCTGAATGAAATAGACCTACCTATCCTTAACGAGGTGCTAATCCCAATGGGCGTAATGCCCGCCAGCCAGTTTAGTTCAGAGCCTTTAAATCCGGATATGAACGATAATGTAGATGAAATGTAATGAGCGACAGCCGTTATAACTACTACGTAAATTCGTTTATCCCTGTATTTAGAAGGGCACTAAAGACACAGCTTTCCCCCTTAGTAGCCGAGGTCAAAAAGGCTGGCAGCACCAATGAACTGCTTAGCATTAATGTTCATCTTGACGACAAGCCTGTTGAAGATGCCATCATGCTTGCCTACACCAAGATAGGCTCATACTACATGAACAACACCATAAAGGCTATAAGGGGAAGCAAAAAGTCGCTAAGCGATGAGGATAAGCTTTATATGGCACGAATGCGGGACTATGTAGTGCAGAATTGCGGCAAAAATATTAAATGGATAACCGGAACGACGGATAAAAGGTTTAGGGAAATAGTAAGGCGGGAAGTAGCGCTAGGGCTTGAGGATGGTAAGTCTATCGATAAGATAGCGGCTAGTATCAGCAGCAGCCTCAACTTTGAAAATGGTTACCGCTCAATCCGTATCGCAAGAACAGAAACGCTCGGGGCCAGCAACGCCGGCTCGTTAAACGGAGCGATGCAAACCGGTTTAAGCCTCGAAAAAGGCTGGTTAACGGCCAGAAGGGAAAATGTTAGGAATAGCCACAAAAAAATGAATGGCGTATTTGTTGACCTAAACGCCATGTTTCAAGTGCCTATCTTCGACGGGGATACATTTACGGGGAATTATGAAAGCCTATCTCATCCTGGCGACACCAACGGCAGCGGTGGCAACATCATAAACTGTCGCTGCACGCTGGTTTACAGGCGGAAGCAGAATAGTTTTCAACAGGGGTTGAATTTGTAGTATTTACACGCTAAATTTGTGGATATGGAAAGCGTAAGGTTTAAAAGTTGCAATTTAAGCTTAAAAGAGCTGGACGTTAAAAAAAGGCTTGTAGAGGGCTATTTTAGCGCATTTAACGTTGTGGATTCAGACGGTGAAATGGTTGTATCAGGGGCATTTACAAAATCCATCATCGAAAATGGAATTAAAGGGACTAACCGGATTAAGCACCTTTTCAACCACCAAAGCACGACTGGCGTGCTGCAGGTACTCGAAGAGGATTCTTACGGCCTGCATTTTATCAGCAAGGTAGGCTCGCACACGTTGGGAAATGACGTGCTGGCCATGTATGCTGATGGTATCATAACCGAGCACTCTGTAGGCTATAACGAAATAGCCGACAAGGTGGAAATTCAAAGGATTGATGGAAAGGACGTAAGGGTTCTAAAGGAGGTGCGGCTCTGGGAGGGTTCTTCACTGGATAAGTGGGGGGCTAACATGTATGCGAGGACTATAAAGTCCATCGAGCAGGCCGAAATGATAAAGAAGGACATAGAGGATAGAATCGGGCTAATGCTAAAGGCCTTAACGGGCAGGACCAGCTACTCCGACGAAACCTACGAAAATTTGAACTACCAGCTTCTCATTCTTAAAGAGCAGCTGAAATGGATACTTGAGGGGTTAAAGCCGTCGGCATTTGCCGGCACTAAACCAATCGAGCCACCCATTACGCCAAAAGAGGAAAAGAGGAGCGGGGTTAACTTTGTTGAACTAACAAAACTATTTTAAACATGAATGTTGAGAAATTAAAAGAGTTGAAGCTTGACGAGGCTACCGAGAAGTTCGCCACCATGCTATTCAATGACGTGGAGACCATCGTGGCGGATGGGAAAAAGGGGCTTGCCCCCATTTCTGAGGTGGAAGTCAAGTTTAACGAGCTGCAAAAGCAGCTGAACGAAAAGATAGGTGGTACTAACTTGGTAGAGCTGCAAAAGCAGCTCGATGGGGTACTACTCGACCTAAAAGAACTCAAAACAACCAAACCACTCGTGAACGAAACGAAATCATTTGGCGAGCAGCTAAAGGAAAAGGTGCTCGAGCGCAAGGACGCCATAAAGGCTGGTGCAGCCGTATCATTTGAAGTTGACCCGGGTCTAATGACCAAGGCGGGGGCTGTAACCATGACCATCGGGGATGGCGTAACCGGCGACGTTCCCAGAAAGGTTAAGCTACCCGACATTTTCGCACCAGCAGGCAAGGGACTTTGGGCTTCGGGGCTTATTCAGGAAATCCCCACCACCGGCAACAGCGTGTCCATCACTGAACTCTACGATGAGCAGGGCGTCCCCGTATTTCACGACGAAAAAACCGCAAGCGGTCAGATGAGCTGGCTTTGGAGGGAAAAGAACTTCAAGGTAAAGGACGTTTCGGCCTATACCAAGTTCTCGAAAAACATGCTCGACGACATCGACAACTTCATCGCCCAGGTGCAAATGCTGTTAATGCGCAGGTTGGCCGAAAAGATGGACGCCACCATGATTACCGGAAACGAAACGACCTATCCTGAGCAGTTCAACGGGCTGGCAACCATTGCAACGGCTTGGGCGGCAGGTGGTAAGAAAACCTACAAGCCTACTGAAAAGGACGCCATCGAGGTGGCTATTGGGCAGGCTCGCAGCAACACCGGCTATCCCAATGCCATTGTTATTAACCCAACCGACCTGACTAACCTGCTTATTGCAAAGGCTGGCCTTAACAACGCCATTCTGCAGTACCCCGCATTTGACGGGACTATCAGCGGGCTTCAGGTGGTTGTGTCTAACAACATCACCGCCGGCAAATTCATCGTGCTGGATAGTGAGCGGGTTAAGCTGCATGTTCGCACGCCTTACGAGATAACCATCTCGAATAGTGCCGACAGTGGGGATTTCGCCAAACGGTTAATGACCATAAACGTAACCAAGCGGGCTGCCCTGGTGGTAAGTGCCAACGATTACGGGTCAATCATCTACGGCGATTTCAGCACTGCCAAAACAGCCCTAACGTTGAACACCTAGCAACTTTTGAACTATGGATAATCTACTTTCAGTCGCCCTTCCACTATACAGGATGAAGCCAATAGCATGGCTGGCGTTCGAGGGGTTGTGCCGCCAGGAGGACGCCGGCGACTGGGAGCTGATTATTCTCGAGGAGGTCGAGGGGAGCTGCGGTGAGGAATACGTTAACCTCTACACCGATGGGCTGGTTGCGGCTGGTTGTAAAACGGTTAAATTTTACCGATACCATGAGCATGTTAGGCTGCTGGAGAAATGGATTAGGGCTTCGCAGCTTATGGATGTTCGCTCGCTCGGCATGCTACTCCAGGCTGGCGATGACTACTCGCAGAAGTTCCGGCTTCGGGATACCAGAAAGGCCTTTTTGGATGGCTACTCATGGTACCAGGAGAACACGGCATTAAGCTACAACATTATTCAGCAAACCTCCGCACTGCTTGACGTCAACGATTACGAAATCTTTAAAACAGGCGAAAGCAAGGCCATTTCGGCTGATTTTGCAAGGGCTATAACGGATAACGGGGCAATTAGGGGAATTGACCACTACCTGCACTCCATTGTGGCCAATGGTGGGGGTAACATTTACGCCACTAATCCTGAAAATCTTTCGATGAATACCTACGGGTTTAACCACCTTTCTACCTATCGTGGCTATTTTGTGGACATGCTGAAGCCTCCCTTCTATCGAAGCTACACAACGCTCGAGCAGGTGGTAGGAAGTGATATAGCCGAAAGGCTTCGAAATTTGCAGGTTGAAGTACAAAACAAGGACAACATGAAGATTAAAATGACTACAAACCGTAACGTGTATAAATCAGGGCAGATTTATGACGTTCCCGAGGAGGTGGGCGTGCTATTTGTCTTAGAGAATTCCGCCGAGCCGGTGGAGGTGAAGGAGAAGATGGTGGAAACCACCTATGAAACCAAGGAGCTTAAGGTTCATCGCAAAACAAAGGCAGCAACAGCTAAAAAGTAAGTCATGTATAAGCGAGTAGTGCTAAGCGAAAACCTCAACGTCTTTGCCATGAGCGACATCAAAACCTTTTGCCGCTTAACGGATACAACTGAGGACGGCTTGTTAAGGCAGATGGTTGAGGCTTCTATAAAAGAGGTCGAAGCGCACACGAATAACTACATCACGCAAAAGATTGTAAAAATTACCACCACCGGCAGCATGGTGGAGCTGGTGGGTGAGGTAGATGAAATCGAAAGCGTTAGGGTTGATGGGGTGGAAGTCCCAGAAGGTGGCTATTCGCTTACCGGATGCCTGCTAACTGTTGAATGCGACGACGATAGCGTGCTTACCGTTACCTACTCAACTAAAAGGGTTGACAATGCTGCTGTTGACTTGCTTATTTACCAGCTTGTTGCGAATAAATTCGGTAGGAATAGCGGGAATGACGTGCAGCCTGATTGGTCGCTTGCCAATGAAATCACAAGAATCCCTGTTTTATGATAGGAGAGCTGAAATACAGGGCTAAAATTTACAAGTGCAGCTACGAAAAGAACGACATCGGCGCAATGGTTCGCACCTACTCGCTGTTAAAAGAGGTTTATGTTGGTCTAACACAAGACGCTTCTACTGCTCGGGAGCTTGGCGGAACATATTCGGCATTAAACTCATACACCATAACTGGCTGGGAAGCCGAGTTAAAAGGGCTTGAGGTGGCCGATAGGTTTGAAATTGCTGGCATTACATACGAAATAAGGGGCATTAAACTACCTGAAAACCGGGGCTTTATAACGTTTGACGTTGCAAATTCGTTTTTAACTGCTGCGTAGTGAGTAATTTAGTAAGGGTGGGTAAACTGCTCACCCTTACTTTTAAAAAAACAAAGCTATGAAGATAAAGATTGTAAAAGACACGATGTGGTTTAGGGCTGGAAACATTTACGACATTGACACCGAAATTGCCAAGCAAATGGTAGCACTGGGTGATGCCGAGCTCTATGTTGAAAAACCTACCAAAACCACATCGGATGAGCAGCCGGTGGTTAGCAAGGTTAACCCCGAAGCTGAAAAGCTGGTAACCAAAACCAGGAAAACGCAAAGCAAAAATGTATAGGCTAACTATAGCTAAATGGTTGAGGTGCAGGTTGACACTAGGGAAATCGAGAGCCTTGTAAAAAAACTGACGGAAAAAGGCGACGAGATGACTGAAGTTGTATTCGAGGAAATTGTTACAACAACGTATGCCATCGATGCGGATGCTAAACGGTCATGCCCCGTAAAAACTGGAAGGCTTAGGGCTAGCATAACGTCAAAGGTTGACAAAAAAACGCTTTCTGGCGTAGTTGGAACTAATGTAAATTATGCCGGAATTGTGGAGTTTGGCAGTAAGGCTCTAAGGCGTAAGGCAAAACCATTCCTTTACCCGGCCTATTTTAATCATATTGGAGAACTGCTCGAAAAGCTAAAGTCGTATGGTAGTTGATGTTGGCAAAAACGTGTATGCGGCTTTTTATGGCCTGCTAAGCGGTAGCGTAGTTTACAGCGGGAAAACTATTCCTGTATACACTATTTCGGCAGGTAAAAGTGCTGGTGATACATGGGTAACTATCGAGCAGGTTGAGCAGGCGTCAAACAGCAGCAAGAACTCATCGGGTTATGATGTTAGCGCACTGTTAGCTGTAACCACCACAACCGATAACTATGTTATGCTTTCCGACGTTGTTAATGACGTGCTTTCTTTGCTTTACAGTGCCGAAGAAATCGAAATGGACGGGCTGAAAGCGTACATAGTTAGCGAGCCGAGAATTAATGAGGTTGTCGAGTACAGTGATAGTGGGGTGTTTATTACGAAGTACATTAGGTTAACACTATACGTCAAGTAGTTATGGCAAGCAAGCTAGATGGGAGTTACGTGCTGCTAAAAATTAACGGCACTACGGTTGCAGGGCAAACGGATAGCACTATGTCGCTCGATGCCGAAATGGTCAACGTGATAATTAGCGGGGGTAGGTTCAACGAGGTGCTTACCGGAAAAATCAGCTATAACGTGAATGTTAGCATAGTGTACGATGATGCAACGTGGCTAACGCTATACGATGCCTTTAAAAATGGAACTGATTTAAGCATGTACATGGGAGGCGTAAATGTAGGTGATGTTTACTTTACATTTAACGCAAAGATTAACGGAATTTCGAGAAGCCACCCTATGGGAGGGCTTAGTGTTATAACGCTATCGGTTGTCGGAAACGGTGAACCAACCTATAGCACGGTGATTTAAATTATTAATAACTAAAAAAAACGGAGGAATTATGGCAGAAATTAATGGGAGCAAAATCCTGCTTAAGCTGAAAGTCGGTGGAACTGACAAGCTGATAGCCGGGCAGGTTAGCGCAACTCACGATTTAAAGGTGGACACTTTTGAAACCACCACTAAGCTTAGCACTGGTGGTGCGAAAACATTTGAACCGGGAAATCATTCGTACAGCTACAAGGTGGATTGTCAGATAGACCCGAACGATTCTACAAACCCAACGTACACAGACGTATACGCAGTCGCAAAGGCTAAATTGCCTGTTGACTACATTTTCGGGTCTGTAACGGCCGGAGAAAAAAAATACACCGGTAAGGGTATCATAACATCGCTATCGCAGGCTGCGCCTATGGCCGGAGTGATAACATTCAGCATTGACCTGCAGGTTACAGGTGAGGAAACCGAAGGAACTGTATCTTAACATTTTAGCGTTATGGAGAATAAAAATGTAAGGTACGTTGAGGTAAAGGGCGAACGGTACGCCGTTGGTCTGGGTTACATTGTTGAGCTAACCAGGAGGTATAACCAGGTTTACGGTGGGGACAACAGCATTGACGAGGTGCTGATGCAGTGCTTTTCTAACCTAAAGCCGACACCTGATGCAATTGATAAAATTAAGCTCGGGTTAATCACGTCAATAAACTACTACCGAGAAAGGTGCGGGCAGGAGCTGGTTGATGAGGACTACATTGACGAGCTGGTTTACCGGCACGGTTTCGCTTACATGGGTGAAGCATTGGAAAATATAGGTAACACGCTTGTTAGCATAATTGTTAAAGGAAGCGAAGGGGAAGGTGAAGGTGAGCGGGCAAGCGATGAGCAAAAAAAAAGTTCACGGTAGGCGAGTTCTACCGCCTACTTGGCACAATTGGCATGATGCCTAACGAAGCGGAAAGCTTCACGTGGGGAGAATTTATGGCGTGGCTTTCAGGCTATGAGCAACGGGTGTACGGGGTAGAGGCTAAGCTGTTGCGTATAATTGCATATCAACAGCTAAGCCTATCACCGTACATCGAGAGTGTTGACAAACCATACAGCGTTGAGGAGTACTACCAATTTCCTGGCGATACGGGTAGAAGGAAAGTAGAAAAAATAGACGTAAACGAGCTGGCAAGAATATGGCAGGTGAAGGAAGCACAATAGGTGGCATTAACGTAAAAATTGGGGCAACGAATGATGAGCTGGTAAAAAAGCTCAACGAATCCTCAGCCGAAATTAGCCGAACTTTTAAACAGGTTGGCGATTTCAACACCTCCATTGGCGAAATGCGCAAGGAGTACAAGCTGCTTTCCAAAACCAGCCTATTGGGAAAAACGCCTGAGGAGATTAAGGCCATTCAAAGCAGGATGGCCGAGCTAAAGGACGGGATAGGCGACTACCAAGCCCGCATAAACTCTATGTCGCTCGACCCATTTCAAAAGATGGCGCAGGGCATTCAGGTAGCATCGTCCATGATGGCAGGGCTGTCAGGGGCGATGGGATTATTCGGTGGTGATACGGAGAAAATGCAGGAGATGATGCAGAAAACAGTATCACTAATTGCCATCGCCCAAGCCGCACAAACAGCAGCCGACTTCACGAAACAAAACGCCATAGGAATTTTTCTTAAGGAAAAGACAAAGGAAATAGCGCTTAGGTTAAAGGAAATTCTCACCATTAACTCAACAACCGCAGCTAATGCGGCAGAAGCAGGAGCAGTAAATGTTACCACCACTGCCAAGAAAGCGGCAACGGTTGCACAAAGGCTATGGAATGCAGCAGTAAATGCCTTCCCCGCAATGGCACTAATAACGGCAGTCGCAGCCATTGGAGCAGGCATAGCGTTGCTAGTCCGTAGCATTTCGTCGCATAACAAGGAAATTAAGCAGGCGCAGCAGGAGGTTGATGGTTACAGGCTTGCTGTTGGGAAGCTTATAGATGCTAACAAGTACGAAATGGACATTATGCAGGCTAGCGGCGCTGCAGAAACCGATATACGAAAGGAGAGAAACAAGCAAATACAGGCTGAAATAGCGGCACTTGAAAAGCAAAGGGATGCGCTTCAAAGGCTGCAGGAAAAGCAAAGCGGAAAAAAGGAGCGGGCAAAAATACTCGAGGAAACCAAAAAAATTAACGAGGATATACTAGCGCTAAGCAGGGAATTTAACATCAACATCGCAAAGCAGGAAGCCGAAACCAGGAAGATAAAGGAGGAGGAGCTAAGGAAGCAGGTCGAGATAAATAGGAAAAAGCTAGAGGAGCAGCGCAAGCTAAACGAGCAAATGCAGCAGGTGCTGAAATCGCAGCTCGAAAACAGCATGGTGGTTCGCATTGAGCCGAAGCTTAGCGTTAAGCTACCTGACCTCAGTCCTGTAGCCGGTAAGCTAAAAGTTGGGTTGGAGAAAATAAACGCAGCTGCTATGGAGAGCGCCAATGCGCTGGCGCAAAAGATAACTGATATAAATGAAGTCGTAAGTAATGCCATAACCGAATTGGCCGTAAATGGAGCTGCAAGCATGGCCGATGCGATAGGCAGCCTGGCTGCTGGTGCTGACGTGGGGGATGTATTTAAAAACGTGGCAGGACAACTGGTTTCCTTTATGGATAGCTTAGGAAAAAGTTTAATTGCTGCCGGCATTGGTGCAATGTCATTTAGAAAATTGTTAAAACATCCTGCTGCAGCAATTGCCGCAGGTGCAGCACTTGTGGCGTTGGCCGCATTTGTTCGGACAAAACTTGCTGCAGGGCCGGCAGGAGGTAGTGGTGGAATGGCAGCTACGGAAGGAGGTGGAGGCGGGGGTGGTTACTCCTCACCCTCAACGGCAAGCAGCCCTAGCTACACGGAATGGAGCAACCGAACGATAACCAACAACGGGGCTTCGATGGTGGTTACTGGGGAGCTGGTGGCAAGAGGGAGCGAGCTGGTGGCGGTGATAAATAGGGAAATGAACAGGTTAACCTACTAGAAAATGGCAGGATTTACGTTTAATAGGGCAGTTGGGAATAGGGTGGCTATAACCCTTTACAGCGATGATTTCAACAATAACCCTATATTTGAGCTTACTCCTGAGGTTGTTTTTAGGTACGATAGCGATGGCGACGATGCCTTTGCCCCGATGAGGCGCACCAGTGTAGAGCTGACCATGCTGATAAAAAATACCGGCGGGTTAATGGACTGGTTGAATAGCAACCTAAGCGTGAAAATAGAGGATGACGTTACTGGTAAAACCATATTTCAAGGGTACTATAACGGTGATGGGGTGGAGTGGGATGATGCTGCCTATATTAAAGAGGTAAAGCTTGTATTTGTTGACGTTTTAGGGATTTTAAAAACCAAGAAATTTGAGCCGAAGGTTAACGGAATGCCCAATCACCTAGGTGTTATCGGCACTGGTAAGGCACTTTACGGTTTTAAAGATGATATTATACCCTATATTAGAAGTGTTACGGATATAAGAATTGTAAAAATAATTGGGGAGGTAAAAAAGTATAATGCCGATGGAAGTGCCATTTTGACCACGATAGGTGGGCTAACCAACAGCCCTGAATTGGGGCTAGAGGCAGCGTACTTTACGCATGAAATTTACGGCATGAACCTGTACGACATGCTATCCGAAATTTGCAAGGCTTTTGGGTACTACTGCACCGGTAACTACCAAACCCTTTACTTTGTCAGCATTTCCCAGCGTTCACTACTGTCTAACATTAACTATACAGAAATAAATAATTTAGGAACTATTACCCCGGGAACTACCACCATGGCAGATAAGCAGCTAACGGCCTTTGGTTCGTTGCGCAACTTAGGGGTAGGCAAAAGAAATGTCGTGGTTAAGGCGGATTCCGGGCTGAACTTTGAGCTGGCGGAAGGGTTCGAGCAATTCAAGAAGGTTGGAATTGACCTGTTTGACTACACAGGGCAAACCTGTATAAAAAAGGGTTCGCAGGGAAACTACGTGTTTTACTCGGCTGGTACGGAAAATAATGCTTTCGATTTCAAGGATTTAACCCCTGGCGTTTGGAATTTAAACTACTGGCAAACGAGGTATTTAAAGCTATCTAGCGTCGTGGAGGCGCATGCGAGTGCGCAGCTATCTATTAAGGCTACGCTAGCCTCACGAAACACTACTGATGAGTGCAAACTATTTTTTGCGGTGGTGAATAACCATGTGGAAAGCGGTACAAATAAATTCTTTAATAGCGTGGCGAAACAGTGGGCTACCACAACAAGCCTACATACGGAAACCTCCTGCATTTATACGCAGTCAGCCGGAGGTAAGGTATCCATTGACCTTCTGGTACCAATAAATAATATTAATGAAATTGACCTTGTCATCGGACAGGCTTACAAGACGGCTGATTACACGCTGGTAATTACAACTATTAGTAGCATAAGCATGCAGCTAATTGCCAGCTCTAACAAGTTTTACGAGGGGGAAACCCTAACCATCAACAATACTGGAGCGAAAAAGGATAAGGAGGTGGAGGTGCAGCACTCCTTTATTACGAAGAACACCTACCTAAACAATTCCTACTACCTTTACCGAAATGCCGTGCAGTATCCCAGCCCAGACACTGCTAACATGGTGGTGGGGGCACTATTTGCCGACCAGCTGGACACAACGAAATACCAACTACACGAGTATGTAGGTAGGAAAATTGCCCGGGAGTACTCGAAAAATAGGGTTAACTACGACGTCGAGACCATTGTTGATTTGGCCAGCGATGATGGGAGTGGGGAAATGCTGCGAATGTTTGACAAAATCTTTTTAGTAAAGGGCAAGCGCTACATGGCGCTGAGCGGGGATTACAACCTGATTACCAACGAACTTAGAATGAGCTGCGTGCAGCTGTACCAGTCGGTTGAGGAAACCAACAACCTGCTGAGCGAGAGCGGAAATCGGCTCATAGGCGAGCAAGGAAGCATACTAGTTAAAGAATAAATAATAAAGAATAAAGCTATGGCAGACCAAAGATTTTCAGAATTTGCGGTGCAATCATCCGTAACCGAGAGCGATAGCGTTGTGGGTTATGGCGGAACTGCAAATAAAAAGTGGACGTTCACAACGATTTGGAACTGGATAACCTCAAAGGCTGACTCGCTCTATGCCCGACTGGCTTCAGCTAACACGTTTACCGCAGCCAACACGTTTAACGCTGCTACAACGTTCGCAAATGATGTTATCATTAATAGTCGTATAAAAGGGGCAAGTATTTATACGGGCTACGAAATGCAAACGTATGCCTTCCCTGCCAACACGGCTAAATGGGTTAGGGTGCTGGTAACTAACAATGGGTCGAGCGGGGGTGGGATGAATTTTGCAAATTTAGTCATAAATACCGCATCGTGGGAGCATACCACTATGATTAAAGTTGCAAATAATTACAACAAAATAACTATGCTTGATGCGCTAACAGCACAAAATCCAACTATTAACATTCCACGAATTGAGTTTGTTCGGCACGTTTACAAAGAATACGTATACGGCTATTTTGAAATGTACGTTAACAACACATCCGGAAGCGTAATTAACTTAACATTTAGGATGTACGACAGCTACGGATGGGCATTTGCACTAGGCGATGGGTCTATTCCAGATGGTTACATGGCAAAAGAACTGGCGCTATTTGACCAGGGAATAAATAGCCTCGAGAACATTCGTAAGTTGGTAACCTTTGCAAACCCGCTAAGCATAGACGCTAGGGCATACGGCAATAGCTACTACGCCTATGCAACAGGGTTAAACGGCACGCTAACGGTTAACGTGAACTACCTGCAGGAAGGGCGGGAGGTAACACTTTTGGTTTTAGGCTATACAAGTATAACGGGGGTAACGGTAGCAGTAAAAAACGAATTAAATAATTTAATTGAACTGTTCACCAAAACCGATGCCTACCCATTCGCAGCAGGTAGCAGGGCTTACATAACTGTTAAAAACGTTGGGCAGGAGTCGGCCATTGTAAAAATCGAAAAATATGGGTAATCAGAAAGTTGGGAGTAACCTGAACGAGTTAAACGTTTTGCTCGCCGAAATGCGGGGGCAAATAGAAAGCATCAACATTAAAGTTGGACTGGTTCTCGAGCAGACTAAAAAAATAAACGAACGGGTGGACACGCTAGAGGAATGGAAGCATGAGCACCTGCTTAAGTCGTCTGAAGAATTAATGGAGTACAAATTCGTTAAAAAGTACCCAAAAGTAAGCCTGCTGGTGCTGCTGTTGCTGCTGGCGGTAATGGTGGTAAGCCTATTTACGAAAGGTATTAACATTTAAAAATTAAGCATATGGGATTAAAAGGACTATTTAGTAGCGGTGCTTCGACACTTGTTGAAAAGGTGGGGGAAGCAATTGACAGGAATGTTACCAGCGATGAGGAGCGTCTTAGGTTGAAAGTTGAGCTGGACCAAATTCATAACGACTATGAGGGAGAGCTAACCAAGCGGTTACAGGCCGATGCGCAAAGCGATAGCTGGTTGAGCAAAAATGTAAGGCCGCTGACGCTCATTACACTGCTTTTCCTATTCCTGCTATTTTCTACGCTGGACGCATTTAAGGTAATCGTAATAAGCCAGCAGTACATTGACTTGCTAGGTGAGATGAGCTTAACGGCATTGGCATTTTACTTCGGTAGCAGGGGTGTAGAAAAGATTACAAAAACCATAAAACGGTAAAAAAAATGACGGAAAATGAAGCCAGAAAGCTAAAGTTAAGCGAGCATTTTACCATTTGGGAGTTCCTTTACAGCGATACCGCCGTGAAGCATGGGTTGATGGGTAAGCAGCTCGAAATAAGTAGCGAGCATGTTTACAACCTTAAACGTTTGTGCGACAATGTATTAGAGCCGTTACGGTTAAAATTCGGAGTTGTGGTGGTAACAAGTGGCTACAGGTGTAAGGAGTTGAATAGAATTGTTGGAAGTTCCCCGACCTCTCAGCACACGGTTGGCGAGGCTGCCGATGTAACAGTTTCAAAAGGCAACCGGGAGGCGTTTGAATGGCTTGCAAAAAATGTGGTGTTCGACCAGCTAATTGACGAGTACAACTTTTCTTGGGTGCATGTAAGCCACAAAGCGGAAAATAACCGGTACATGCTTCTAAAAATAGACAAGAACGGAACGAAAAGAATACCTATAAAATAGGGAATAGTAACTCCAGTAACATTTTGCTCCCGCTCCCACCACTAAAAAAATAGATAGCCCTAATTAGGGCTATTTTTTTTAACACTTCTTTTAACACTTTTTAACACAAAATAATTGGAGGTAGGTGAATGCCGCTGTATCTTTACATTGTAATTAAAATCAAACACGGCGAGCCAGAAACCTTTTACATTGAAAAATTAAAAGCTATGGAAACAACACTAACATTTACCGAAGAGCACGAAGCTGAACTCAGAAGAATTGCTACTTTAAACGTTTTCGCTTCAAAAATTGCCCAAACCATCATTTCAAAAGACATTTACAGGGCAAGCCCTAAGCAGGTTGACATTCTGAACGAGGTTTCCGAGATAACCTTTTACATTTCGCATGATTATGCAACCGCTATTCAGGAAAAGCACCAGGAAAACCAACGCAGATTAATGTACCTTTAAAAAACAAAAAACTATGAACAAGAAAACGTACAGGGTTATGTACAATGGTAACGCCAGGCGTTACAAAACCCTCGATTACACCATTATGGCTGTAAGCGCAAGGCAGGCGGTCGAAAAGGTTTACCAACGCCTGCTGGATGCCAACTACTTCCCAACTGATGATGGGGAAGTGTACGACTGCGACGGCAACTTAATTGCCGAAAAAGAAGATGACACCATAAGCTATGACGGAGGTTATTTTTATTCCGAGGAGTGCTAAAATGAGAAGCAAGAGCTATGTAGCGAGGTGGAAAAATGGAGAGCCGTTGATGATTGACGGCTTGCCTGCCGAGAGCGATAGCCTCATGGAGCTTCGCCAGGTGGTTAATAGGTATCTTAAGCTAACACAGCGAAATTGGGAAGAGGTAGAGCTCTTCCGTATAGGTAAAAAATCAACTTATAAGTTTAATCGTTAAAAAAACAAAAAAATGGAATCAGCATTCGACTACAGCAAAACCTACTACAAGGTAGTAAGGAAAAATCACAACCACAATGGATTTATCTACAAAAAAGGGCTTAATGTGCTTAACGAACCTTTCAACGACGACCCTAATGCCTCCCGTGTTGGGGGTAGGCTGTACTTTACGGATTACGAGAACTTACCGTTATTCTTAGATCATGGCGATTTAATTTATGAGGTAACCATTCCGCAAGGCGCAATGGTTGTAAAAGACCCGGACGTAGGCAAATGGGGAGCAGATAGGCTAGTTCTTGGTAGATGTTACCGAATTGCAGAGGATTTCGACAAGTGGTTCGACAAGGAAAGGTTCAACTACGTGGATTGTTCTTTAGCCCTAG